CCTCGTTCTTTAAATCTCCTTTCGTAGTCTTCCGAAATTTCTATGCTAATTTTCATTAGCTCCCTCTCTTCCAATGAAGGTTTTATACTCAAAAAGCAATCCTTTTCAACGTAGTCAAAAAACTCCCGCACACTTCCACCGACTAAAACTCCACCACTTCTGCCCGTTTCTTTGCACCATTTTGCATAAATATCGTTTAGCTTCATACTATTTAATTTTATCAAGTGAATAAGCATTTAATATTGCTTCATCAGGACAATGCTCTCTAAAGTCGTTTTTTCTTTTTACCGCTTCTATTAATGCAATTTCTACGTGAAACTTGGCAAACTCAATCATTTTTTCAAGAACATCTTCTATTTTTACATATTCTCCCTCGTCTACAATATCATCATTGTGACTTTCATAGTGTTCTAATATTAATCCATCTAAAAATTCTTTTGCTTGTATCATTTTGTTTTAATTTTATCTGTGTTGTTTATAAAGGCTGGTGACGATAACGAATATTTTTTAAACGTGAATAAGATTTACAACGGGGATAGAACGGTTCATTACAGAGAAAATATATTGAAGGCAGAAAAAGATATCGCATTATCAAATTCAATCAAGTTAGCAAAAGAGCAATATTTGAAACCAAACGATAAAAAGGATTAATCAAATGAAAAACACAGAAGTAAGAATTGGTAATACCGTTTTGATTAACGGAGAAGAAATTCAGATTATATCAGTAGATAAAGACGGAATAAATCGTAAGGTTAGAAGTGGACCTTATGGTGAGTATGAAGAAGACTACGATGGGTACTTTGAGGATTCTGTTTTGGCAGGTTATTCTACAAAAAATATCAAACCCGTTGTTTTAACAGAAGACAGACTAAAGCAATATAAATTTCCCCGTGGGTGTTATGATGTTGTGAAAAAAGAAGGCAGATATTATTTGTGTATAGATTTACCAAATCTTCCAACCGAAAAAGGAACGTCTAAAATATACATTAGGCCGATTGATGCTGTTCACGAATTGCAGAATCAATATTGGGCCGCTGGCACCCGAAGGTCGTCCGTCATGGCGATTTGATGGGCGAAGGCTACGCCACTGAGTTTGAGGGTTCTGATCGCGTCATTCTCGACAAAGAGACTGCTCGCCAGATGAACGTCAAACGTGGAGCTGTGATCACCTTGCCAGCTCAATATGCGAGCTTACGGCTTCGCCTGGATACGCAACTACCTGACACTGGACCTATTGAAGAGGTCTGGACTGTTGCCAGAATATGAGTTTTAAAATCGACACCCATATCGAAGCTCTCGGAGATCTGCAAAAGTTCTTTGAGCGATTGCCACAACAGGCTACGCAGGCCGCTCGCATGGCGATCAACGATGTGGTGACTCGCGACGGCTTTAAGCTGATCCAACATGAGATTGGTGCCGATGTGAATTTCCCCGTCGGCTATCTCGAAGGTGATCGGCTGTTCGTTGAGCGTAAGGCTACCAATACTGATCTGACTGCTGTGATTGTTGGTCGAGATCGCCCTACGTCGCTTGCTCGATTTGCCCCAAGTAAAGCCAAGAAACAACCCGGTGGTGTGACCGTGGAAGTCCACAAGGGCAAGACTAAGGTTATGCGTCGAGCGTTCATTGTGAGCCTGAAGCGTGGTAGTGCTGCGAGCGGTAACTTTGGCTTGGCGATTAAGCTGCGTAAGGGTGAGAGTGTTAAAGGCTCTGGTCGCGCGCTGTTGATGAAAAAGATCAGCGAAGCCGACGAAGATTACAATTACTATTTACTTTACGGCCCGTCGGTTGAACAGGTGTTCAGCGATGTGGCCGATGACGTTACTACCCCAATTTCAAACATGATCCAGTATCAATTCTTAAGACAATTTGCAAGGTTGACCTCTAATGGCTGAACCAAAACGACTTGACGTGCTGCGCGCACTCACCGATTGGCTCAAGGGCATAACCCCTACCAACGGCTATACGTTCGATCTGTCGATGTCAGTGCATCGTGGTCGTAGCATGTACGGTGAAGAAACACCACTCCCGTGCCTGTCGATCCTAGAATCACCACGCGCAGATGCGAGCCCTAACTTCGTGGCCGACGGTGATGGTCGTAATGAAAATTGGGTGCTTTTCGTCCAAGGTTGGGTTGAAGACGACTTTGAGAACCCGACAGATCCGGCTTACTATTTACATGCGGCAGTCGAACATCGGCTGGCAAAATTAACGGAACTTCGCGATGATGGCTCTGGTCGCAATGCGGATTCCACAACTTACCTTCTCGGTGGTAAAATTGCGTCGTTAAAGATGGGACCGCCCGTCGTTAGACCGCCCACTGAACAGGTATCGGCAAAAGCGTTCTTCTATCTACCGATTGTGGTAGGGCTTGCCGTAACGACCGGGAAACCTTACGTTTCCTAACCAAACCAACCATGAGGTAAATTAAGATGGCAGATACAGGTAAGCAGTACACTTTACCGAAAGGTAAATTCTTCTTTGATCGCTTCGCTACTGGCGTTACTGTGACCAAAGACACGAAGGGTGAGGGTGAGCGTTACATCGGTTCTACCGAAATGTTGAGCTTGTCCAGTTCATCCACCACACTGGATCACTTCCAGTCTGAAGGTGGGATTAAGACCAAAGACGCTTCCGTGACTTTGGAAACTAACCGCAATGGTAAATTCGACACCGCCAATATCTCCGGCGAGAACTTGGCCCTGACGTTCCAAGGTGCTGCTGTTACTGCGGTTCAGTTGTCGGCTACCGGCACCATTGATACCGTCACGGTAAAAGAAGGTCGCACCTACCAATTGGGCGCCACCGTGGCTAACCCAACCGGCGTTCGTAACGTCAGCAACGTGGTTGTCAAGAAAGGTGCATCTACGATCACCATGTCCGGCAATTACAGCGTTGATCTGGTTCTGGGTCGCATTTACATTGAAGTTGGCGCACCTGGCATTGCCGACAACGATGAATTGACCTTCACCTACGATGTGGCCGCTTCCACCCGCGAAACTGTTGTAAGTTCCTCCAAGGCCATTTACGGCGCAGCTCGCTTCATTGCTGACAGCCCTTATGGTGCGAACAACGACATCTACCTGCCTTACGTTAAGTTGCAAGCTGACGGTGATTTCAGCTTAAAAGGTGACACATGGCAGACATTAGCGTTTACAATGGAGGTTCTGCAAAAGCCATCGCACGAATCCGTTTACGTCGATGGTCGCCCTGTCTAAAGGATGATCTATGTCTCTAGCTGATTACCAGCCAGAGGTGAGAATGTTCGGTAAGGATAAAGGCCAGTTCTCTGTATCTGGCCTTTCCCTTGAGCATTTTTCGCTTCTACTGACCACGCACCTAACCGATCTCGAAAAGATCTTCGATCTCATTATCTCTGGCATGAGCGGTCAAGAAATTGACATGGACTCTGCCAAAACCGTGGCAATTAAATTCTGTGCTGAATGCCCCGAGCTGGTAGCTCACGTTATCGCGCTTGCCGCCGACGGTGTTGACCATAAGAGCGGTCGCGTTCAGATGGACAGCCTTGTGGCCGCAGCCAAATTGCCGCTGGCATTGCAAATCGACATCCTTGTGGCTATCGGCGAACTCACATTTAGCGAGGTTGGTGGCGTAAAAAAGTGCCTGGAGTTGCTGACGGGAATGTTGGGCAGTCTGATCCCCAAAGCACCTCTGAATCCGGACTGATTCGGTTCTATCTGGGTGTTCGACGTGACGTAAGCTTGTTGCTTGAAGCCGGTCACGTTTGGGCTCGACGCTATCCTGTGGCAGTCACATGGTCCGAGTCCAGAATTGTGCGCCAACGTAAAGCTCAAGAGGCTTCGCAAGCTGCAATTCTGATACAATCGGCTATTATTTCCGCGATCAGTGACAACGGAGATAAACACTTCGGCAATGTGATTAAAAAGGTGAACGACGTTGGCTGACCAAAAAGAACTCAAGCTGATAATCAACGCGCAGAATATGAGTGGTAAAACACTCACTGAAGTTGCTGCGTCCATTGACGGACTTAACGATAAGATCAAAGAGCAGGCCGCTCTCGCCAGTAAAGGTGAGGGTTCCACTCGAAGTCTGACTGAATCGGTTAAGCAGCTTGGGGAGGCCGAGAAGGCGCTTTTAGCCAAACAAGCCTTAGCTGAGAATCTCACCCGAACATCCGACGCAATGGCTGCTGCCAAGATTCGCGTTGAGGAACTTCGAGCTGAGATTGTCAAGCTTAAATCCACAAACGAAACCTCGCCGATTGCCACGTTCACCGCTGACCTGAAGAAACTTGAACAGGAACTCGGTCGAACCGAACGTGCGCTCGGAGGTAAGTTACAGAACCAATTTGCGGCAGCGGAAGCCAACGCAGCCAAAGCGGGCATCACCACCGCGAACTTGGCGCAGCAAAATGTGGTCGCCGAACAATCCGCACGTCGATTGGCTGATGGT